TGGTGAAGTAAATGCAGTACCAACGGAAAGGGTCAGGATTGACCACGATGGAAACGTAGGTATCGGAACGACTTCGCCTGCTACCATGCTTGATATATCACATGCAAGGTCTGGATCACGGCCAACAATAAGTGCAGGAACTAGACTTCTTATAGAATCAACCGCAAATACATCGGCTTTTACTGCCATGTCAATACTTGGAGGTAATAGCAGTGGTGCATCTCAAATTAATCTTGGAGATGTCAATGACGAAAACGTAGGTCAGATTGGATATTATCATGCTGATAACTCTATGAGATTTGTTGTAAATGCTAATGAAAAAGCCAGACTCGATAGCTCTGGTAACTTGTTGGTGGGTAAGACTGCATCAGATGGAACAACAATAGGTGCAGAATTAAGAAGCAGTGGCATAATTACAAGTACTGTTAGTGGTAATGTTTGTGGAAACTTTAACAGAAAAACATCAGATGGCACTATTCTTAATTTCCAAAAAGACGGCACAACAGTTGGAAGTATTGGTGTAAATGGTGGTTACATTTATGTAGGCTCTACCAATACAAATATTAGATTTCATGACGGGGCAGACGCAATTCTTCCAGCTACTGCTGGAGGAGCTAGTAGAGATAATGCTATAGATCTAGGTAGCAGTGGAGCAAGATTCAAAGACCTGTACCTATCAGGTGCAGCCTACACAGGCGGTCAATTAAAAGGAAGTGCAGGAAGTACCACCAAATTAATTTTAAATGCCACATCAACCACAACTGAAGTACACGCCTCAGGTACTACAGGAATAGTCTTTAAAAATAATGGTGATGGAGAAACAGCCAGAATTGATGGCTCTGGTAACTTGTTGGTGGGTAAGACTTCTACATCAGCATCTACAGTTGGATGGTCTTTTAATTCAACAGGTTTGGGAACTCAAGTATTTGATTTAGCAGAGGGTAATGAAGCTCTTATAATGAACAACACCAATGCTTCTGAATCTACCTATACGATAGATCTTAGACAAGCAGGAACAGATTCTGGAAGAATTAGAGTTACCGCTAGTGCGGTTGAATATCAAACATCTTCTGACTATAGATTAAAAGAAAATGTTGATTATAACTGGGATGCAACCACAAGATTAAAACAATTAAAACCAGCTAGATTTAAATGGATTAAAGATGATACAGATACTTTAATTGATGGTTTCTTGGCACATGAGGTTTCTGATATTGTTCCTGAATCAATTAGTGGTGAAAAAGATGAGCTATATCCACAAGGACATGAAAAAGCTGGAGAACCTAGATACCAGGGCATAGATCAAAGTAAATTAGTGCCCTTATTAGTTAAAACAGTACAAGAACTTGAGGCAAGAATAGAGGCACTAGAAAACGCTTAATTAAACATTTGCGTAAATAATTATACGAAGGTTAATTATATTGTTTATAATTAAACTTAAAAACACTAACACATTATGGCAGATACATTTACTACTAATTTAAACTTAACCAAACCAGAGGTCGGTGCATCCACCGATACCTGGGGTACAAAAATAAATACAGATCTTGATGCTTTGGATGGCATTTTTACAGCCAATGGCACAGGAACAAGTGTGGGCCTTAAAGTTGGGTCTGGTAAAACCTTAAATGTTTCATCTGGTACTTTAACTTTAGCTGATAACCAAATATCAGGCGATAAGGTTGAGGGTGGCACTATAGCCGCCATCACCATTACAAGTTTAACAGCCACAAGTGCAGACATTAATGGCGGAACGATTGATGGATCTACCATTGCAACTTCCAATGTTACTGTTGGTTCTGGCAAAACGCTTGACGTATCTGCTGGAACTTTAACTCTAGCTGACAATCAAATTAGCGGTAATAAAGTAGAAGGCGGAACAATTGCTGCAACCACTATTACAGCTCTAACATTTGGCAGTTTAAATGATGGCACAATTAATGTAACTGGCTGGGTTGACGAAGACAACATGGCTTCTAATTCAGCAACCTTAATACCAACGCAACAATCTGTTAAAGCATACGTTGATTCACAATCAAGCGGTGCAAGTACATTAACTCAGGTTTTAACTGCTGGTAACAGCACAAGTGGATCTGATATTGTCCTTACTTCTGGTGATAAAATTACTGGCTTTACTTCAACTGGTATTGACGATAATGCTACATCTAACGCATTAACGATTGATACAAATGAAAATGTTTTTGTAAAAAAAGCTGTTACAGATTCTACAGTTGTGGGTTGGTCTTTTGGCAATGATGGTAGAGGCACACAGGTCTTTGATTTTTCTGGTAGCAATGAAGCTTTAATATTCAATAATACCAACGCGTCAGAATCTACTTATTTAATAGATTTTAGACAGCAAGGCACAGACTCTGGAAGAATACGAGTGCTTGCTAATAGTGTAGAATATCAAACCTCATCAGATTACAGATTAAAAGAAAATGTAACTTATGATTGGGATGCTATTCCAAGATTAAAAGAACTCAAACCAGTAAGATTTAACTGGATTAAAGACTCAACGAATACTGTTATTGATGGCTTTATTGCTCACGAAACACAAGAAGTTGTACCAGAATCTGTAGGTGGTGATAAAGACGAAGTTTATCCTGAAGGTCACGAAAAAGCAGGTGAGCCTAAATACCAAGGCATTGACCAATCAAAACTTGTTCCATTACTTGCTAAAGCAATGATTGAACAGCAAGAAATAATAGAACAGCTACAAGCCGATGTAGCAGAATTAAAAGGAGCTTAAAATGGCAATATCATATGAATGGAATGTAAACACAGTAGATGTATATCCTACTGACGAAGATCACACTAATGTAATCTATAACGTGCATTGGCGAATAAACGCTACTGATACTGAAGTAGATCCAGAGGGTAATCCTTACACAGCAAGTGTTTATGGAACACAATCATTAGACACATCTGATCTTTCTGATTTCACAGACTTTGACAGCGTAACTGCTGCTCAAGTACAAGGCTGGGTTGAAGATGTAATGGGTGAAGAACAAGTACAATCTTTAAAAGATGGTCTTGACTCAAAAATTGCAGACGAAATCAATCCAACAAGTGAAACAAAACAATTAGTTGCTTAATTGAATGGCATTATTTCCAATCACACCTCCTGCGGGTATAGTCAAAAATGGAACTGATTATGCTAACAAAGGCCGTTGGGTTGATGGAAATTTAGTTCGTTTTGAAAACGGATATTTAAAACCTATTGGTGGTTGGACAAAACTTAGAAGCACAGCATTAACAGGTGCACCCATTGGGATGTACGCCTATAACGATAATTTAGGTCAACCTATATTAGCAGTTGGTACAAGAGAAAAAGTTTACGTTTTATACAAAAACACCTGGACTGATATTACGCCATCAGGTTTTGTTAATGATGCAAGTGCTGATCCACTAGGTTATGGTGCATACCATTACAATGTAGAAGATTATGGTGATGCTCGTTCACAATCAGGATTGCCTTTAAAATCAGGTCATTTTTCTTTTGACAATTGGGGAGAACACTTAATCTTTTGTTTTTCCGTTGATGGCAAAATCTATAAATGGCGACCAAACTCAGGCGGTACAGCCGATACCATAGGTACAGTCGTAACCAACGCACCTACAGGATGTCAAGCAATCATAGTAACCAATGAAAGACATTTGGTGGCTATTGGTTCAGGTGGAGATCCAAGAAAAATCTCATGGTCAGACAGAGAAGACAACACTAACTGGACATCTAAAGCTACAAACACCGCAGGTGATTTGCAAATACCTACAGGTGGTAGAGCAATCATGGCAGCCTCACATGGCAATGACATTATCATTTTTAGTGATACTGGTATAAGCAGAATGTTTTACGCTGGTTCACCATTTGTTTATGGTATTGCAGATGCAGGTACTAACTGTAAAACAGTCAGCAGAAGATCCATTGTTACAACTGGTAACTTCCTAACATGGATGGGTGAAAACTCTTTCTTTGTGTACGATGGTACTGTTAGAGAAATACCATGTGAAGTGCATGATTATGTTTACGATCAACTTAATGTACCAGGTAGACAGGCTTGTTGGGGTGGTCATAACTCTAACTTTAATGAATTATGGTGGGGTTTTCCTAGCGGCGATAATCAATACGCCCCTAACAAATACGTTATATGGAACTATGGCGAAAATGTTTGGTCTATTGGTGAGCTAGATAGAGGATGCTGGGTTGACCAAGGTGTATTTGATTTCCCAACATCAGCAGATAATGCTGGATTTATTTATCAACACGAATCAACACTATTAGGTAACTCACCTAATTTGGGCGATGCTGTACCATATGCCACCTCTGGGCCTATCGAAATAGGTAATGGTGATAATTATGTGCAATGCAATCAAATACTTCCAGACGAAGAAGCTAATACACTTCCAGGTGTCACCCTTAGTTTCAAAGGTAGATTTACTCCACTAGGCCCTGAAACGGACTTTGGATCATTTACTTTTGAAACTGATGGCTACACAGATGCGAGGTTTACTGCAAGACAAGTCTCATTAACAGTCACAGGCAGTACCACACAAGATTTCCAAGTAGGAAAAATTAGATTAGATGTACGCAATAGAGGTAGAAGATAATGGATCTATCCGCACAAAGACAGTACATTCAAAGAGCAACCAATATTAAGTATTCTTTTACAGCTACCACACAGCAAACTATCTATACAGCACCTAGCGGTGGCGATTTTGATTTTGCAATCATCAAGGGTTTTTTAGCTTGTGACCATGGCAATCAACAAACCAATTTAGATGTATCTATAACAGATACCAGCTCTAATGAGTTTTTTATCTATAAACAAAAAAACATAGCGGCACACGCTACCGAAGAATTACAAACCAATGCAGGAATTATTTTGCAACAAGGCGAAATCATAAAAGCACAAGTTAATCATGCAAACATTGATTTGTATTTAAGTATTATTGAGTATGGAAAAGGCGACTAATAAAGTCACACCTATTAAGAAAGCACCAGAAGAATGGGAAATTCAATGGGAACGCTGTAAACCATATATAGCAAAAGCTATCAAACATCAAGATTCCTATACAATAGACGATATAGAGGATAAAATAAGACATGGAATATTCCATTTATGGCCAGCTAAGAAGTCGGCTATGATAACTGAATTTGTAGTATTCCCCCAAAACACAGCAATGAACTTGCTATTTTGTGGTGGTGATTACAAGGAGTTAGAGGATATGTTGCCATCCTTAGAGGCATTTGCAAAAGCAGCTGGCTGTAAAAGATTATATGGCGGTGGCAGAAAAGGATGGTTAAGAAAACTAAACCACTTAGGTTTTAAATCAGAAAATTTAATAAGTAAAGAATTATGAGTAAAGGCAAAACAACACAATCAGTCAGTCTACCAGCATACCAAGAAGCACAAGCAAAAGAGTTATTCCAAGCTGGTAAACAATTAGCTGGTCAACCATTTGTTCCATACACAGGCCCTAGAGTTGCTGGTTTTAATCCAGATCAACTTAGACAGTTTCAAGCCACTCGTGGTTTATTTGAAACTGGTATGGAGTTTGACCCTTTAACGGGTTTGCAATCATTAGCACAACAAGAAGCACCGCAAATGGGTCAAGTTGGCTCACTACTAGGCGCTGACATAGGTGCATATCAATCGCCTTATCAACAGCAAGTTATTGATCAGTCTATGGCTGACATACAAAGACAAGCAGATATAGCTAGAGGTCAAGCGCAATCACGCGCAATCGGCGCTGGTGCATTTGGTGGTTCACGCTCTGCTTTACTAGAATCTGAATCACAAAGACCTTACATCGAGCAACAAGCTAGAACTGCTGCTGGTTTAAGACAGGCTGGTTTTGAGCAAGCTCAAAGAGCTGCCGAATCAGACATCGCAAGACAACAGCAAATGGCAATGTTTGCCCCAGAGTTAGAGCTACGCGCAAGACAGCAACAAGCAGGACTGCTTGGGGGCGTGGGCGCGGAGCAGATGTCAAGACTTGGACAGCTTGGTCAAATTGGTGCACAACAACAACAATTACAACAAATGGGTCTACAAGCACCTTACGAAGAGTTCCAAAGAGCTTTGGCTTATGGGCCTCAACAGTTTGGTTTATTGGCTGCGGGTCAAGGGGTTACAACTCCAACAACCACTATGAAACAAAAAACTGGTTTAGGCGATATTTTAGGATCTGCTGCTCAATTAGGCAGTATGTATTTTTTAACAAAGTAGGAGTTTTATAATGGCGTTTGGAGATATTTTAAAAGCCTTTAATCAAAGCGGTGGTCAGCCAGGTGCTATGCAACCCATGCAATCACCTATTGGTATGCCACCAGTCGGATCTGCTGATAAAGATGCCAAAAATCAAAAGTTAGCCATGATGCTTTACTCACTGGGCGGTGCTTTGAAAGGACAAGATCCAATAGCGGCAGGTATGGCTGTTAGACAGATGCAAATGCAACAACAGGCTCAAGAACAACAAAAAAAACAACAAGAAGCAATAAAACAATTTGCAGCAGGCGATCCTGGTTTGCAAAGAATGTATGATATTTTTGGTAAAGAGGGAGTACAACAGGCTTACTTGAGACAACAAGACAGACAACAAGAGTTATTAGAGTCTCAACAACAAATAGATCAGTTAAGGGGCGCTGGATTCACAGACGAGGAAATAAATTTAAATCTTGCTGGGCTTGATTTAAAAGACATTATTGAATTTAGAAATGGAGAGGGATTATCAGGTCAGCAAATAATTCAAGATGTAGAAGAAAATGTTGAAAAAACTGTGCAACAAACTGAAGTGTTAGATACTTTTGCAAATTTAGACCAAGCATTTGGACCAATTGATGCAGCGCAAGAAGCTTTAAGTAAAGCTACAAGAGTTTTTGGTTTCGATGTTGATCCTCTTGGATCTGGTACTGGCGCAGCTGTAAGAGCAAGAAATAGCTTGAACACAGAAATTTTAGCAAATTTAGCTGCTGATTTTACTGGCAGACCCAATGTGTTAATTTATGAAAATATTAAGGGTAATTTACCCATGACCTCTGCAACCTCTGAAAAAGACGCGAGAGAAAAATACATAAATATAAAAGATCAAGTTGATGCTAGAATTAATAATCTTAAACAAGGTCTAAAAAGCACAACTGTTTCTGATGCAAACAAAGAAAAATATAGAGAAGAATTAAATAAAAGTTTATTGTTATCTCAAAAATTAGATTCAGCAATTGGATCTTTAATAGGAGAAAAAAAAGAAACATTAAAACCTGTAGATATTGTTTCTGAAGGTAAATATAGTTCTTTATATACAAATAACGATGGCTAAAACTTACAAAGAATTAAAAGAAGCGGAAAATAAACAACAGGTTTTTAACGAAATAAAATCTGATGGTTATAGGCTTTTGCAACAAGGAAAAATCGATGCAAAGACCTATTATTCAAAAACTAGAAACATTGGCATAGAGCTTGGCATTATTGATGCAAACGATTATCCAGGTAGATTACCTAAAATTGCAGAAGGTTTTTTAGAGGTTCTAGGCGGTACAGCAGGAGCAATAGCTGGCGGTGTGGCTGGTATACCATTAGGCCCAATAGGGATTATTGGTGGAGCAGGCGCAGGCGCGGGTATAGGCGCGGGCAGCGGATCATTAGCAGCAGACTTTCTTGGTGATTTACTAGCTCCAGATATGCCAGCTCCTAGCGCAAGAGAAAGAGTTAAAGATGCGGTTACAGTAGGCGCAGTAGATGCGGCGCTTACAACAACAGTTCCTATTGCTGGCAAAGCATTAAAACCAGTAGTATCTAAAGTTGTTGATAGATTTAAATCAGCTAAAAAAGAAGCTATTAAAAAATCTCCAGACCCAGAAAGAACAAGAGGTTTTTTAGAACAACAAATTGGAATTACTGATGAGGCTTCAAAACAAGCAGAAGTATTAGCTAAAGAAGGCATTGATCTTTCTTTGGGTCAAGCAAGCACATCTCCTTTTGTTCGTGGTGTTTATAACTTAACCAGTCGTATGCCTTTAGCTGGTACGCCAGGACAAAAACAATTAGCTACAACATTTGAACAAGTTGATAAAGCTTTGAGTAAAAGAATATCTCCAGCAGCTAAATTAAAACCAATGACAGAAACAGAAAGATCAAAAATGATACAAGAATTTGGTCTAAAGTCTTTTAATGATTGGAGAAATACATATAAATCTGTTTATAGGCAAGCAGAGCAACTTAATAAAGCAAAAGGTAAATACTTTGATATGTCTAATCTTGCAAAAACTTCAAGCAGGGTTTATCCAAGAAGAAGATTTGAAGAAGCGCCACAAGAGCTTTTGGATCTTTTGGGAGAACTAAGAGTATTTAGATCAGATTTTGCCATGACAAGAAGAGGCGTACAGCAAGTTCAGCCAAAATTATCTTTTGACGATATAAAATCGTTAGACGATAAATTAAGAGATTTATCTAAAAAATATGATCCAGCTAAAGGTGAAGCAAAAAATCAATATGCTTATAAAGCTGTAACAGCATTACAGGACACATTAAAACAAGATTTAAGAAATCCAAATGATAAAGCTGGAAGACTTATGGCGGCTGGAGATAGATTGTTTAAAGAATATATGTCAGTTGTTGAAGGAAAAACAGGTAAAGAGTTCCAAAAAGCATTAGGAAGAGGTGCATTAAGACCTGGTGTTGGCAGACCGCCATCACAAAGAGTAGAAGATTTATATTATAAAACATTTGGTGATGCAAAATCACCCGAAGCAGTTAAAGAATTGAAAAATCTTATTGGTGTTAGACAAGTTAATGAATTGGCTGGAAATTATCTTGATGATATTTTTACTAAATATTTAAAAACCGAAAAAAGAGATTTTGGTAAGCTGTACAATGAATTGGGTTTTGATAATTTAAAAAGCAAAAGATATGCAGCCACACAAGAATTATTAAAAGATTATAGATACACCAATGCAGATAATCTTTTTGAGTTTTTAGATGTTTTAAAACAATTCCCTGAAGCTTTGCCAGATGTAAATACATTTATTCTAAGATCAGGACTGTTGAGATCTGCTCAATCATTAGGGCCAACAGCATTGATTGGTACAACAGGAATCAGTGCAGGTGGTGGGGTTGGAGCTTTTGCGGGCTTTGGTTTCTTGCGTTTATTAAATCAATTTTTATCACAACCATTCAATAGAGGATTATTAAAAGATATTGGTAAAGCTGGTAAAGAAAAAAAAGCAGAGTTAGTAAAAAGATTTTTAGACTCGATTCCACAACTACCAGATGTTCCAGCGAGCGCAATAGCAGTACAGCCTGCAGTTCCATTAGTTACAGAACAAGCACAGGAATCATCACCACCGCAGTAACCCATGCCCCAAGCAACAGAACGAGTTGGTCGTTTTGGTGAATATTTCGCAGCAGCAATACTCTCTTTGGTTTCTGATACAGTAACCATCGTTCCACACAACGCATCCGCAGACATCATCTTTGAACACAACCTAAAGTTGTATAAGTGCCAGGTTAAAACGCAATCTGCAATAGAAGAGTGCAGAGGTAATTGGCGGTTTGATATGCGTAAAGGCCAACACGCAAAACACAGACAATATAAAAATAATGAGATAGATGTGTTTGCTTTCGTAGCAGTACCACACAGAAATGTGGTCTTTTCCAAACCCTTAGACCAAGCTCAACTAACCATCGTTGATGAACACATGAAGAACAATGATGCTGTTAAAAACATCAAAGACATATTAAAAGATCTTAATTAAAGATTCTTAATATCAAATACAACTTCTTGATCCTTGTAATGCTTAACGGAGTTAATTCCTAATTGCAGGAAATACTCCGCTAAAGCTTGAGGATCTTTATTTTCCAATCCAGCTACATCTATCAAGGAACGCGCAATGTATCTGTTTACATAAACAGGCGTATTGTTGTTCCTCTCATTTAGAACTGGATCTTCAAAATCAAACAAGTTCATTGCTTTACTCCTAGACCTTTACCTCCTTAGAGTATTGGCCTAATTTATTACCCTCTCCGTCTACACCATGTACAAGCTGTAGTTCAAGGTCAATGTAATGCTTGGCTTTAAGTAAGTCTTCAATCTTATCAACCTTGTCTCTGGTAATAAGTTTTAATACATTACCCATTGACCAAGACAATCCATTTGCGTAAATATACTCAATAGGTTGTATGCCATTGCCTTTATAATGATTGCCTCCTACCTGGTTATTGATCGCAAGCATATCGATTGCTTGATCCCATTCCTCTGGCGTTGCATTATCTATACTCATATTCTTCTCCTTTTTTATAAATATATTTGCATATCATATAACTTTAGTGTAAATTTAACAACATTCAGATACAAAAAGGGAGTATTAGGAAATGACAGACACCGATAGAGTCTTTATAGACACTAAGCAACTAGCTAAAAGGTGGGGCAAAAATCCACACGCGCTATCAAATTTAAGGCGCAAAGGCGGAGGCCCTAACTATTATAAGATTGGCGGTAAAATTCTTTATGATCTATCAGAGATCAAGCAATTAGAAGAAAGCTCATACGTTTCCAATGGCTCACGCAATATTTAGCCCCTCATCCTCAGATCGCTGGTTTAAATGCCCAGCGAGCGCGTACCTAAACTATTCAGCAGAATACAAGGTAGGCATCCCCGCGGCTACAGGAACACTTATCCATGAGATGTGTGAGATGTTATTAAAGGGCAGACTCAAAGATATGACCTTGCGTGATTATTGGTTAGGTAAGGTTCAAGTAGTCGAAGATTTTGAGATAGAGGTTGATGAGGATATGATTGCGTGCGCGGAAACTTATGTGGAGTACATATATAAAAGAAAAGAAGAGCTTGATGCAAAGATGTTGATAGAAGAAAAAGTCTTTATGGATGAAATATCAACAAAGTGTTTTGGTACTGCTGACACTATATTAATTGGTAAAGATCGCATCGCTGTTATCGATTTAAAGTCTGGTAAGTGGGGTGTAGATGTCGAAAGGAATAAGCAGTTAATGATTTATGGACTGGGTGCGCTCGCGCGGTATGGGGATGAAAACACCACCATGGAGCTGACCATTGTACAACCACGCGGTTGGCATAAAGATGGCGCGATTAGAACATACGAGATTACAGCTACCAATTTAGTTGATTGGGGCTACAACGATTTGAAACAAGCTACTGATGCTTGTGACGAAGAAAACCCACGATATGTTGCGGGAGATCATTGCAGATTCTGTAATGCCAAGGCAGATTGTGATACTTATAAAACTACTCTAGGAGAGAAATATGGCTGAAGAAACTAAAGAACTAACCTTTACCTTTGACAAAGATGGTAAAGAATACAAAGTAGAAGACTTGTCTGAAGAGCACAAGATTCTATATAACAAAGTAACTCTTGTTAATCAACAAAGACAAGAAGTTATTGCTAATGCTAACTTTGAAGTTGAAAAGTTAGAGATACTTGCCAAGCATTACAGCAACGCATTGAAAGATGCTGTAGAAGGCGAGGACTCTAAAGTTGAGGTGGTTGAATGAGTCTAGCCGCAATACAAAAGAAAGGTAAAGTAAAACCGCCAAGGCTTATATGCTATGGCCCAGGCGGTATTGGTAAAACATCATTTGCTGCAAGCATGGATAAATGTGTAATCGTACAATCTGAAGATGGTATCGGAAAGATTGAGTGCGATCACTTTCCAGTAGCAAAGACTTACGAAGAGTTTATGGGTAATCTTGATTCTTTGTTGACTGAGCCACATGAATTTAAAGTTTGCGCTATAGATTCTTTGGACTGGCTTGAGACTTTGTTGTGGGATCATGTATGCCAAAAAAATGGATGGGCGGATATTTCTAGCCCTGCCTATGGTCGTGGATATTCGACTGCACTAGAAGAGTGGAGACAGTATCTTAATGTTCTCAACAGACTCAGAGATGAGAAGTCTATGACTGTGATACAGATTGCACACAATCAGATTCGCAGATACGAAGATCCATCTAATGAACCACACGATAGACATGAGATTCCTCTCCCCTCTCT